AGGGCCAAGAAATCCTATGTATCATGTTTTGTATCGTTGTTTCATTCATACCATGCGAGGTTAGGAATAAGATTTATAAGACATTGATGGATATTAGAAGCGGTATCAAAGCTGCTAATGATACTATCAGTGAAGTGAATAGAGTTTCTCAACAGCCGATTGAGCTACCAGTATCAGCAAAAGGTTCTGTAGCACAGAATGTAGCATCACTATTTGGTGGTGGTGGCAAAGAACTTAAGGACTGGAAGGATAGTTTTACAGCTGGAAAGGAAGCTCCAAAGGTTTCTACTAGCCAGATGCAGGTTCCTGATGATGTCAAAAGCATCATAAAGAACATTGTATTAGTACTCACATTAATATCTAAAGGCCAAATATCACTACCAGTTGGTATCAGTGCAAACATATGGTCTCTTACTCAGGCTGTAATGTACGTCATTAGAATGATGATGATTCAGATGGTTGATGAATTTCTTACTAAAGTTGTTGGTAAAGTAGAGGCAATGCTTAAGAAGATTGTGCCAATGAACTGTATTGGTAACATAGCAGCTAACTTTATTAACAAGATAATGCAAGCAATCAGAGATCTAAAGAACTACCTGATGGAGTTACTAAAGGGTTTATTCGGAGACTCAGCTACATTTGCAATCAAGTGGAAGAAGTTCGGATGGTACTTTAAGAGCATTGGCGACTTACTCGCTATGCTGAAAGCACTGCAATTAATCCTAGCTAAGTTCCCAGATCTAGTAATAGCATGCGGAATTACTCCTTGTGACCTTAATGATCCACGTCTTGATGAGGTTCGACTAGCTATTAATAATGGTAATCCTATCCCATTAACCAATATACCAGCTGATGTTAAAGCTACTGACATGATTCCGGAGTTCACAAACCTGGATGATATAGCTAGAAACTTCGCAGGTATCATCAATGTGGATCCAGGTACAGTCTTTATTGACAACCAAACTATTAAAGTAACAATGCCAGATGCCTTCAAAGGTGCACCTAAGATGATTCGGGACTTGGTAGATACACCTGAATTTCTTTCAGAACTAGGTAACCCTTATACAGTTTACAAGGATAATGGTAATCCAAATATAACAATCGTTTATTCATTCAATAGAATGTGTGGAGAGTAAAATGGCTAAAGCACCGAAAGTTGCACCAACAAGTCCTGGCGTTCCTTCTGTACCAGCAGTTCAAGCTATGGAACAAGTTAGAATGCCTACTCCTATTAAGTCTAAGGTGTCAAAGGCTTTTAAAAAGATCAAAGAGCCTATCCCTAGATTTATGGAATCTGTCAATCAGATCCAAGGATACTGGGCTGAAGGTGAATTTGATCTAGTGCCTATTTTTAAATTACTAGATCAAGAAGCATTCTTCTTCAAGGCATGTCAGAAAAAACTAGGTCAGATGTTTAAAAGTGGAGTTAATCCACGATCTGATGACGACAAAATCAATGAGTATCTACAGGCTAGATTCCTTACAATGGAACTGCAGACTGGCTTCGCACTAGAAGATATCCTAAAGCAAGCTGCATATCATCTCATTATCGGATCCAATGCATTCATAATTAAGGTTAGAGACAAAGATTTTGAGTACGCATCTTCTTATAAGATAGATGGAAAAGAGATTGCACCAGTTGTAGGACTCTTTATTGCTCATCCTACATCTATGAAGCCTAGATTCAAGTGGGTTACATTCCAGTCTCAAGGCCAGAAGAGAAGCAAGCTAATACTAGTTAAGTGGATCTTTGTTAACAGACGTGGTGTTATTGTAGAGTTTGAACCAGAAGATGTATGTCACTTTACACTATTTAAACAAGAAGGTATGATCTTTGGTACACCAGAAGTCATCCCAGTTATTGATGATATTGCTACATTGCGTAAGATGGAAGAGGACGTACAGCTATTAGCTTACAGAGATCTATTCCCAATCATACATTATACAGTAGAGAATCCAGCTATACTTGATCATGACATGGGCGTGACTGAACTAGATCAGGCTAAGCGTGACCTTGAGAAGATGATGCAGGACGGCGGTATCGCTACAGACTCAAGACATAAGATAGCTTATGTTGGTTCACAAGGTAAAAGTATGGACATTAAACCATATCTTGAATACTTTATGAACAGAGTGTTCTCAGGATTAGGTGTCTCGCAAACAGACTTTGGCCTAGGAGCCGATATATCTGGTACTACAGCTCAGAGTATGTCTAGCCAGTTAGTGGACTCTGTAAGGCATATACAGCAGGAATTTACTAGACAGTTTGATAGTATGATCCTAAACGAGATAATGCTACATTCTCCATTCGGTATTAACGGTCTTAAAGAAGGATTTAGACCTACTCTTAAGTTCGAAGAGATTGATATTGAATGGCAGATCAGAAAAGAAAATCATGCCGCTGATCAGTTTACTAAAGGTGTCATGACTATAGATGAAGTTCGTAACCCACGTGGGCTTAAGACTCTTGATCAAAATAGCGAAAAACGTACACAGATGCATATGTATGGAGATCTAAATCCGGCTGTATTAGCACAGGAGCAAGAGAAGTTAGATCAGTCTGCAGCCAAAGCTGACCTGATAAAGAAGAATAAAACTAACTCTAACACCACTAAGTCAACTAGAAAAAAGTCAAAATCACATAAAGATAGTGCAGACTTCCTTATAGAAGATGAACAGAACCTAGCAGTTATGTTTAAAGATGCTGTAGATAATATTAAGAGTGAGCATCCAATCGGTAAAAAGTTTAACCTAAAGCTATATACTAAGTTTGTATATGCTAAATTGAAAGACAGAGTTGAGCAGAAATTCGCTGATGGCATCACAGATGCTATACTTGATACTGGTCATGAGGACTTTGATTTCAAGAATGCTTCGTATCTTCTAGATGGTATTCTAGATAAGATCACTAAACTTGGTGATGATGTTACAAATAGGATAGCTGAGAACTTCGATTATTCTATGCAAGCATCTAGTAGAGTCCGTATTGCAGATAGAACTGAACAGGTTCGTGCTTATAATTATGCATACGCTGCTGTATGTCAAGATGCTGGAATCACTACGTTTTCCATACGATCTTATGATTCTGAAGATTACACGGAAAACATAACAATAACAGATAGTATCGAAACTTGTATACCACCATTCCATCCTAATAGTAAGCAGATTATTAAGGTGGCAGAATAACTAAAGTAGATCATATGACCTACTAACTAGATCAAGAATGGAGAATAAAATGAAGAGACTGATTATCGGACTAGCATGTGTACTATCTCTAACAGGTTGTGTGACAGCTGGCACAACTACAACCAAGGTGGATCCAACTATCGTAGCTGGCAATTCACTCTATGCAGCTCAACAAACTATCCTGAATGTACGCAAAGGTGCAGTGACTCCATGTAAAACTGGTCTCATTCCTAAGCCAGTATGTGCACAGATCAGCGATATTTATGAGCAATCTAAACCAGTTTACGACCTAGCTGTGGATGCAGACATACTTTATATGACTACTCCTACGCCAGGTAACCAGGCAGAAGCCAATGCTAAAGCTATGAAGTTTATGGAGTTTGTAACTAATGCATCTGCAATCGCCCTCAAATACAGCATCCAAGGAGCTAAGTAATGACTGCCGAGACTATCCAAGAAGTAGGAACCAATATTGCTACAGCAGTAACGATCACATCACAGGCAGCTCAAGTTGCAGCTCCTATCGTTGCTATCTATAATCCAGCAGCTGGTGCATTGCTTCAAACACTAGCACCAATGTTAGGACCAATCGTATCTAGCTTTGTTATATCTGAAACAGGTATTTTAGTTAATTGGAATAACAAACTGACTAAAGAAGAGATGATTAAGATCCTTACTGAGTCCAAGTCTGTTAACTGGGAAAAAGACGGAAAGCTTGAACCATTAGTTTAATTAGTTATTATCAGAAATACAAGACAGGAGAATAGTCATGGTTACTAATGTATATATGAAAATTGAAGACCTGTTTCCAGATCTAACCACTCCTATTGTCTTTGGGGATAATAAATGATTGTCAATCAAGCTAGCTTATTTAACCTTAGAGAAACATTCAATATAAAGATCAGTGATGCTGTACTAGTAAAACTAGAAGACTCTATGCGTAGTGGTAAGGAAATGCTCCTTACCATTGCGGCGAGTCACTATGGATTTAGGAACAGGAACTGGACTGTTTACCGTCATGATACAGTACGTGATGATATCCAGTCCTTTGTAGCTCCTACTCCTAAACCTATTATCCAGCAACACAGACCTAAACAATCTGATGTCTATGGACATATTATTGCTGCTGATTTTAAGTATACCTCTTATTATCAGAACATAAGCTTAAAGCACAAGATAGAAGATCTAGAAACTCCAGAGTATATACAGCTAATGAAGGAAGTAATTCTTCCTAAGCAGAAGGCTGATCCAAGATTTGATGGTCTAGCTTACCTAGAACTAGTAGGTAGAATGACTAACAAGACTGGTATCTCTAAAGTACTAGATAGAGAATTCATATCTGTGTCGATTGGTGCTTCACCTAATAGATTAATCTGTTCTGAATGTGGTCAAGATCAAGTAGTAAAGATGTGTGACCACTACGGTAATAAACAAAATAATACGTTCATGTTAGCTGAGTCCCTTAACTATAAGGAACTTTCTTTTGTTGATACACCAGCAGATCCATTTGGTAGAATTACTAGAATCCATGATGGAGTCGAAGACGAAGATTCATGGGAAGAAGTACCTACTATAGATGCAGTAATAGACGCCATACCATTAAAAGATTTCTTTGAACTTACTGACAAAACAATAGTATGCGTTAATAACATATGTACAATAATCAATCCGGAGGGCAACATGAAGAAAAAGAATGTAAGTAAAGTTACATTGTCCTTCTCTGAAGAATTTGATGCTGCTAAAGTAAAAAGCATTGTTGATTCGTTTGGGGATAATGCAACTCTACAGGACTTAGATAGTGAGTTACCAGATAACCAATTCGCTATTGTCCAGAAAACAGAAGATGGTCTCAAAAGACGATTCGCACTTTGCGATGCAGTTAATGTTCGTTTAGGTATGGCTTTCCTTAAAGATGCTACTGATATGTCTCCTACTGAAAAAGAGAAAGCTTCTACTCTTATCATGAAGGCTGCTAAGAAGTTTGGTATTGAAGGCGAGATTCTAACTGATGCAGAAGTTGATCCAGAAGATAATGGTGATGGCGAGAAGCAGATCACTCCTGAAACTGGTACAGAACTAACTGACGAAGAGAAAGCTGCTGCTGAAACCGCCGCTGTTGAGACAGAAGAAGTGGACGAAGTTACTAAACTAACTGACTCTATCAAAGCTTTAGTCGACAAATTTGTAGAAGAAAATCTTGACGAAGAAGGTAACATTAAAGTAGTTGATGCAGACAAGGCTCCTGAGTCTACATTACCATCTCCTATTGAAGTTATCTTTTCCTGTTTATTATCACTAGGAAACGAAATTAAATATTGTGGTGGTATGTTAGAGTCTATGATCAGCGGTTACCTGAAAGAGAAAGGTAAAGAAGCTGTCTCAAAAGAAACTAAAGATTCCTACGATATCCTAGCTGATGAAGTAAAAGATCTTCAGGATCAAGTTGAAATGCTTGATGAGCAGAACATGACTCTTAATAAACAACTTAGAGATCATTATGTAGATGAAGTTGTATCACACAAAGTAGCACTAAACCTAGTAGATGATGCAGATGCTGAGAAACTTAAATGCTCTAAAATGGGTTATGAGACCTTGACAGTATTAGTTTCAGAGTTCAGAAATATGCGACATAAACTAACTGATGCTGTAGTTATTGATAAAACAGTTAATAACAATACAGAAATCAAAAAAGTAGAAGACCCCACACTAGTGGATTCTGCAGAAGAAGGGGAAGACGTTCAGTTAACAGACCAAGAAGTTGTTGATCCTAAAGCTGAAAAGAAGCCAATGACCAAGCAGGATGCACTTGCGATTATACGCAGTCTCAGGAAATAACTAACATTATTAACCAATTTTTGGAGGAACAAAAATGGCACTAGCACACGGAACAAACTATATGGCAAATCATCAGGTGGCCCCACAGATTATCCAGGGTACACCTAACTATAACGTAGAAGTATCTGAAGGTCAAACCCCTCCAGGTGAGTGGTATCCTGCTTCATGGCTTCCCGTTGTACAATCTGAAAATCGTATTGCTGGCTCTGGATACGTCCTTATGCCTGGTAAAGTCATTTCACTTGACGGTGACAAACGACTTGTACCTTCTGGCCTATCTGATGAACTCAAAGCTGCTGGCGTTGCACTTGCTTCTCCTGCTGCTGCTGAGTACACTGCACTTGACGAGCAAAATGGTGTTGTTACTAAACTAAACACTTTTGCACAAGCCGGTGCTTCCATCTCAACTGCTAATGGTTTTGATGACGCACAAGCAAATGGTAACTTCTTATTCACTGCTCCTATCGGTATTATGCGTTATGCTTCCTTGATGTCTCCTGGTCTTGATCCTTCAAACCCAGCTACATTCACTAAGCATGCTTATGATACAGGTGGTTCACGTGCATTCACACGTTACTGCTACATTCAGGTTCCAGTTGTTGAAGTCGGTACTCGTACTGAAACTATCAAAGCTGGTCAATCTAACTATCGTATCGCATTGTACCCACAGGCAACTCCAGTTGTCGCTGGCTGTACATTCAAAGCTTTAGGTTCCATGATGGGTAAACCTGCTGTTGCTGGTACTGCCGATCAGTTCACAATGCTTGGTCGTACATTACTATTCAACGATGTACTTGCTGCTGACAAGACTATTACTTACACACCTGTAATTAAGACTCCTTTCTCAGCTCTAACAGTAAATGCATCTGATGTTGCTACTGGTGGTATCAATGGTGCGATTGCTCAGTTGCTTGGTCAGTCCATTACTTATGATGCTAACTCTAACTTCATCGTTCAGACTGGCTCTACCGTCCCTACTGTTGGCCGTCTACTTGACGTTAAGTTCGGCGTTAATGATGACCTTAAACTAGTTCGTTCATACTACAGAGATTTTGGTCTGTGGCAGGAGCAACCAGGTTCTGCAACTGATGGTCGTAATACACAGCTTTCTATTGTCAATGCACCAACCTATATGGCTCGTATTGCAATCAACTTCCCAGGCAATGGCCTATAAGATTACATAATAATCCGGAGGATTTATAACATGCTTAATTTAGAACAAATTTTTCTAGCAATCGCAAAAAAAGATAGTCTTTGTGACTCAGCCGCTGACAGCATCTCACTTCGTGACGTGTTGAACAACGGTGACCTTTCAAGACTCGTGCCTGTTGCCATCTCTGAGATTGTACGTGAAGCTGCTGAGCCATTACTTATCTGTAATCAGTTGTTTACTACTATCAACCAGAAAGATGGTATCTATATCCAGATGCCAGCTGTTGGTGCTATGGATTCAATCGAAGAAGTTGCTCCTGGCCAGGAATACGGAACAGAAGAAATCACCCTTGGTGGTGGAACTGACATCCGTGTTTCCATGAGAAAGTTCGGTATTAAACTAGCTCTGACTGAAGAAATGGTTGAGCAGTCCCAGTGGGATGTTATCGGACAATGGTTAAAAGCTGCTGGTAAAGCTTTCGCAAGAAAGAAAAACCGTGTATGTTTCAACCTTTTCAATGGTCAAGCACTAACACTCGTTGATAATGCTAACCCTACTCGTTCCGTTCTTGGCCGTACCCTTTCAGGTATGGGTCCAGGTGCTGGCGGGACAATGGTAAAGAATGGTTCCTTTACTGCTGAAGACTTCTTCGACATCTATGCAGCTATGCTTGCAGAAGGTTTTGCTCCTTCAGTTATCGTTGTGCACCCACTTACTTGGGCTATCTGGATGAAAGATCCGGTCCTTCGTGTGTTTGCATGGCAGAACGGTTCTGGCCCAATGTTTAATGCTTATGATGTACAGGGCGTTAAGCGTGATGAGTTCTTCAACGGCCTTGGTATCTCCAAGGGTGGTGCAAGACCTGGTGAAACAATGCCTACTGACTTCAAAGGCTCACCAGTACTTCCACCTTACCTAAACGTACCTTTCCGTATCATGGTATCTCCACAAGTACCTTTCAACCCTGTTACTAAGGTTACTGATATGTACTTCGTTGACCCTGAGAATGCTGGTGCACTGATCCAAGGTGAAGCTATCAATCACTACCAGTGGACTGATCCAGAGCGTGACATTCAAGTTGTTCGTCTTCGTGAGAAGTATTGTGCAACAATGTTGAACGAGGGCCGTGGAGTCGGTGTTGTTAAAAACGTACCAGTTGTTCCTAACCGTATTGCAAACTTCGGTATGACTAATATCCAGATGGACTCAAAGGATATGGTTTACGCTGAATCAGTTGGGATGACAACTCCAATTGCTGGACTGTAAGATAACCCAGTAATACAAACGAACAGAGGGGGAGAGAGAAATCTCTTCCCTTCTTTTTTATCTACTTTGTTATTATCAGATATACAAACCAAAGGAATAAACTATGGTCTTCACTGTATCTGTAAAATACCTTTCATATAAACAAGATATTCATGACATCGACCTGATGCTTGAAGATCAGGTCTCTACTTATGCTATTCTTAAATATGCTGGAGATATTCCTGATATATATTATATGGAAGCAATGGACGATCTTTCTGATGTCTATACTGATTTAACCTACCCAAAACTTATTGAACTAGTTTATCAATATATGTGTGATCCGATGGAAGTGGAGATAGACTAATGGCTATTAGTGTAGTTCAGGTAAGTCCATACGACAATCAGAACCTCGTACCAATAGACTCTAAGATAGAGATAGACTTCTCTGGACCAATTGATCCATTCACTATACTTAATGGCGTGTCTATATATCATAATGTAGCTGCTAACTGGAATGGTGAGTCTGCCTCTATACTAGATAAGACCGGTTCTGATATCAGTGAAGTAGGACAGCAGTTCGCCTACAT